ATGCCAGATACAATAAAAGAAGTATGTGCTTATATAAGGGTAAGTACCCATATGCAGGAAGAGCTTTCACCAGAAGCACAGATACGCCTCCTTAAAGACTATGCCTCTGCCAATAACATGATTATTACACAGGTATACCAGGACTTAGGTATTTCTGGCACTAAAGCATTAAAACGTCCAGGTTTCCAGTCAATGATAGCTGACTGCAAATCAAAGGAACATCCTTATGATGCAGTTCTTGTATGGAAATTCAGCAGGTTTGCACGTAACCAGGAAGAAAGCATTGTTTACAAATCATTACTAAAAAAAGAAAACGTTGATGTTGTAAGTGTATCTGAACCGCTTCCTGATGGTTTTATCGGTTCACTTGTAGAACGTATATTTGAATGGATGGACGAATACTATTCCATACGCCTTTCTGGTGAAGTAAAGCGTGGAATGGCACAGAAAGCATTACAGGGCGGCTACCAGGGCCGTATGCCTCTTGGCTACCATAAAGAAGGTTCTGGTGTTCCTTTGGTTATAGAAAGTGAAGCCCTGCTTGTAAAAAGAATTTTTAAAATGTATATAGAGAAAAATGGAAACCCATCTGATATTGCAATAACCCTTAATAAAGAAGGCATACACAATAAACAGGGTCATATTTTTGATGCCAAAAAAATAAATTACATAATAACCAACCCATTCTATATTGGCAAAGTACGCTGGAATTATTATAATTCTTCTTTAAAATCTTTTAATACAGATGATGAGATTATAATAGCAGATGGGAAACATGAACCCATTATAGATATGGATACCTGGGAAAAAGCACAGACATTATATAAAATAAATAAAGAAAAATATAAACTCCGTGGCAGGAGGCGTGGAAATGCAGGCATGAAACACTGGCTCTCTGGAATATTAAGATGTAGTGAATGTGGTGGTCCTATGACTTATGGAAAAAATACTGGCAGGAACGTAAGTGTCCCCTTCTTCCAGTGTTCAAGGCGTTCACATGGAAGATGTACAACAAGCTCCTACATAAATGCAGTTAAAGCAGAGAAAACAGCCCTTGACGCATTGAAAGAAATTACCTCTGGAAAAAGAATAAACTACAGAAAACCTGAAATAAACTCAAATAATAGTGAAACAACAAACCTTATACGTCTTGAAATTACAAAGCTTGATGCCAGGGAAAAAAGAATAAAAGAAGCATACCTTAATGGAATTGACTCTATAGAAGAATATAAAGAAAATAAACTTGCCTTACAAAAACAACGCAGCTTTTTAAATTCACAGCTTGAAAAAGCAACATCTTATATACAGGATATCAAACCATCAGATTATGAAGAAAGCATACGTAAATCACTTGGCAATGCTATTAAAATGATAGAAACTACACCTGATGCCTATATAGATATAGGTGCGGCACTTAACGAGCATGTTTCCAGAATAGTTTATAACAAAAAAGAAGACCATATGACATTTTACTTATATTAAACATTTTTATTTACTGCGTTATAATCTTTACATATTCAGACCGCCTTATATTAAAAGATTATAACAAAGCAGATATAACACATAAGTAAAACTTCTAAAGTACACCAAAAAAGGCGCTCATTATATATGAACGCCTTCTTCATTTAAAAGTAATGTTACAATATTACTTTTCTGGTGGAATCAGTGAACCATTCCTGGTATGTATAATCTTTTTAGGATTATTTGGTTCTGATACAAGTAAATCAGACAGCTGGCAACCCAAAGCCTCACAAATCAAATCCAGATGTTCAAGACTTACCCTTTCTGCCAGCTCGTGGTACATCTCATTAATTGTATTCGGACGTATACCAGTAGCCCTTGCCAAGTCAGCTTGTGTCCATCTAAGTTCACCAAGTTTTGCAGATAGTAAGATTCTAATCATACTTATCGCTCCTTCCCTTATATTTTACAATATAAAGTTAGAGCATTTTATAAAAAGATAGATTATATCGTAATATGTTATAATCTATCTTTTTTATGTGGTTTTTCAATTATATTGAACAATAAAAATCATATTTCTTTCTGTTTTTTATAAAATTCCATTCCATATAATTCACATAGCATAAGCTTATTCTTTATTTATGGTATCAATTATTATATTTATCCAATATAAAAACTCCCAATAACTTGCAATAATACAAGCTATTGGGAGAAATAACATAAATACCCTTTAACGGGCTTGCTTCATTTTTATCCTGCATTTCTGGAATCCTCTGTTTATAAGAGTTGGTGGTATGCGTTTTCCCCAAGATTTTTGAAAGTGTCATGTTTTGCCTGTTTCTTGTTTTTTCAAATTTCGCTGTATTCTATCATTCTCCATCTGTTCTCCTTTCTTCCTTCCGGGTTATTGCCCTTATTGCCTTTGAACAATTATAATTACACATGATATATAATGTATTATCAATATATTCTTTACATCTTTTTTCATGTTTATAAATCTTTTATCTTACATTATTTTTCGTGTTCTCATTTTCAACATATTTCAAAATATTCCCCGGTTGCATATCTAAGAGCATGCAAATATTATCAAGTGCTTTTGCTCCTACTGGCTTCCCCTCTCTAATATATTGTATTGCGCTTTCGTTTAGTAGCTTTTCTTTTCGCAATCTTGTAGTGTTATATCCCGCTTCTTTGAGCGTTTCCAGCACATCAATTTTATATGCAAGCATTCTTTGAACCTCCTTTGCTTTTTATTTATATCTTACATGGTATTTCATTCATTGTCAATAACATTATTTTTCGTGTAATATGCACAAAAACAACGAGATATTTAACATGATATTTCATGTATTTTGTATATTGATTTTACACGAATTATCATGTATAGTATAACCATACAAGGAACACAACAACAAAACAAATTCACAATAAGAAAGGCGGTAAACCACTGTGACAGATACAAAAAAGAGAATTGAGGAACTGGAAGAGATTTTAGAAAGCAGATGCAACGGAAATTGTGAAAACTGCAAAGTAAAAAAAGAATGTGAAGAACTCGAAAAACTTCAAGAGCAAGAAAGAGCAGAAAGTTTTAAAGTCGGCGAAGTTTACGAAAATGAATATACAAACATTTTTATAAAACGTGTAAACGGCGGCTTAGTAGCGTTTATAGAAGGTTTTTCGCCTTCTGCAATCCACAACATGCAGGAAATCCCAGAAAAAAGCCTTATGGAGTATATGCACAACTGGGGCTTTAAATATTCAGGAACTTATTAAACCAACCTGGATAGCATACACCAAGGCGCAAGTCCCCAGCAGGCATTACCTGATAGGGAAAACAAAAAAAGAAAGGTTAAAAGGTGAATAATATGAAGAATTTGTATTAGTTTACAAATAATGATGGCGAAAATATTTTAGATGACTTCTACGGAACTGAAAAAGGAGCTGTTGAATATGCAAAAGAACAAGCAAAAATATTAGGTGAAGATATTTATGTGAATTGCGAAGAAGACATTGTTAATGTTGCATACGCATAGGCAGACCAGCGGCGCAGGAGGTGCAAGTTTTTTAACTGCCTTTTATAAATAAAATTTAAGGAAGATAAGAAACATGAAAAATTATACAGTGATTGATTATGATATTTATGAATGTCCACAAAAACCTACTGACATGTGGAGATATTATGGTAAAATCCGATATTGGAGAAGGCGGAAACGGTAGCAAAAAACGCAAAGAAAAGCGGGCAAATGCTTTTTATTAAAGTGGTTTGCAGCGACGGAAAGAAAAAATTTTTATAATTCCCACCACCAAGTGGTCAAATACCCAGCCCCCAGGGATAAGGGGAGAAAGAAAAGAATATGGAAAAAATATTTATTAACGGAAAAACAAACGGATACAGTGCAGCCCGGTGTGGGAAAACCCTGACAGCAGGGGAATTAATTGACATCCTGCAGGGATATGATGAAGATGTACTTGTCTATTTGAGAAATGAAGATGGTTATACCTACGGTAACATTACGCAATACGATGTTTATAGCAGCAACGATTTAGAGTATTAGTAACTTTAAGCAAAATCGTAATTTTTTAAAGAATACAGCATATAAAAGATTCCACAACCTCTTCAGTCTCTTATATGCTGCCAGAGAAAAAATAGTATAAAATTACTATTTTTTCTTGTCCTTCTGTGTTCTTTGGCCATCACACTATATAAGCCTTATTATGCTTCACCACAGCCCTTACTATCGCCTCTGCCACTGCATCCCTGTCGGATGTATACAGCATATAGTCATCCCTGTCATCTACAAAACAGACCTCAACAAGTATCGCTGGTGCTTTAGTATGATTCAGAAAATAAAGGTTTTTATTAATCTTTACTCCACGGTTTGTAAAGCCAAGCTTTGCAATCTGGTTGCAGATACGCTTTGCAATATCACCTTTATCTGCAACATTTTCTGTAAGCAGCACCTCTGTGCCGCCCACTTTTTTGTCACCAGTTTTGTCTGCCCGTCCTGAATTAAAATGAATTGATATATGTAAATCTGCATCCGCCACAGCGTTACATTTTGCACAGATTTTACGCAGTATGTCACTTTGGTTTATCCCATTGTTTACAGTGCAGTTTATGGCTTTGATACCATTCTTTTTCAGGAGCTTTATAACCTTTTTGGCAATATACCTTGCCTGTGTGCTCTCATCAAGCAAATCAGACGCACCACAGGCAATCTTTCCAGATGGGTTATGACCTGCGTGTACTGTCACTTTCCTAATCTTTTTCATATCAGTCTTTAATCCCCCTTAACCTCTGGCAGCCCTGCAACAGATGTCAATAATGACACTATCCCTGACAGCAAAGCCGTCGATATTACCAGACGCCAGTTTACATTGCCCATTGCTGCCGCTGTGCCGATACCTCCAACCATTGCCTGTGCCACTGTCCTTGTGGCACGTATGGCAGCAGCTTTACATAATTCTTTGTTTATCATAACTATAATCCTCCTTATAATCCCAAATGTGTAGTTACAAGCCCGATTAGCACACCAATTATGGCAGTAATTATATAACCTGTAACCTTACGCCACATCTCGCCGTCCCTGGCTTCAATTTCCTGCAGCCGCTTCCCCTGCTGTTCCTGTTCTTTCGCCATGCTTTCAACGCTTACTGCCAGCCTTTCAACGGAAGCGGTAAGCGTCCCAATCTGGCGTACAGTTTCTTCCAGCTCATCAATACGCTTATTCTGCCGCTTGTTTTCCTCGTCCTGCCGCCTGGCAAATTCCTTGTGTTCCGCCTGTGTGACTGGTATTCCCAACGTGTCCATTGTGTCCTCCTTCCCATAACATAAAAAAAAGAGTCTTTAAGCCCTGCTGTTAATTATTTCCTCTAAATCTGCAATACGTTTTTCTAAAGCGTTATTCTTTTTATCTAACCCTTGTATATATTTAATGACAAGTCCTATAAAACCTTCATATCTTAAATAGTAACCAGGAACTGCATCATAATCTGTTGTTAAATATTCATTTTCTGTTTCATTGCCATCTTTATCCTTTTCTATCCTTTTTTCTGTTTTTTGGGGATATTCCTTAACCAGAGGAGAAAAATCTTTAGTATCTATATTTAAGGTTTTTAATAAATCCTCAACATCCTGTGCAACCATGCGCCATAATGCCTGCGCCCTGAAGCACCATCTTTATATTTAAAAGATACAGGGACAAGGCCGTTTATTACAGAATCCGCAAATTCCTGGGTTATATCTGCAAAATCCTTTTTTTTGTTTCTGTCAGAACTTGTTATCAACCCGCTGGAATTATATATATTATTGGCAGCTACCATTTCAAGGATATTGGCGCTGTTATCCCCAAACTGCCCGTTTGAACGCTTTGTTGGCAGTACCTGGAAATCATTTGTAAACTGCCTGTATATCAATGCTGGTTCTGCAGCACTGGGACTGCCTACACGCAAAACCGTACTGTTGCCAGTATCGTTTCCTACTTTTAATGATGTACTGCCAACAGCAAAGCCTCCAACCATCACAGTCCCCGTAAACGCAGGGTCTGCCTTCGGGGCATAACTGTCATGGCTGTGGGATGATGGCGGAAAACTGCCTGGTTTGCTGCCAATCTCACTCCAGTTATATGATGGCTTGTTTGCCGCCTTAGCCCACGCTTTAACATCACTTGCCGGTAGTGATGAAGGGAAATCACTTATCTGTGACTTTGTGTGGCTGTGGCTGGATGGCGGCATTGTCTGCGGCTTTCCAGTTAAATCATTATAACTGCCTGTAAACGCCACTGTTTTTAAGTCTGAAAAATATTTAGCAATCTTGCCAAATAATGTTTTATGTTTCTCACCGCTTTTTATGTTCTCCCTTGTTTTTGCCGGGTCAAAGGTTACAGTCTTATTTTCTGTCCCCCCCCCCGAATAATGGGACGGATACCACTTCATGTCCATGATGCATACCTTCTTTCTGTGAATTTATTTTATTTTCCTGGCTATGCCGTCAACCTGAAAACTTTATAATGTTACTGCAAAAAGCCTGTACTGGGCTTCTATCCATGAATTACCATCACCGCTGCCATACCAGAAATACTTAAGCGTGCCGTCACTGCCAAACATTGCATTATGCAGAATCCCAGTACCCCAGGGATAATATAACCTCACAGGTGTTGTTTCCTTTGAAGCATCTGTTAAGGCTTTATCAATAAAAATATATACACTGAAATCTTCACCTATACCCTCTAATCCTTCAAGCAGCAGACCCACACAGTTCTGTACACTGTTATATTTTTTTATGTCAGTGTTAAAAGCCACACATCCCATAGAATAAACAGTGCCGTTTATTGTTTTTGTTGCCCTGCTTTTATTGGTATAGTAGTTAAACAGTGTACCTCCACCATAACCGCCACTGTAAATACTTTTTCCACTGCTGTGCACACTTCCAAGAGCAGAAAATGAATATAATTCTTTAAGGTTTACCCCGCTGGTACATACTGCATTGCCAGTGACCCTGCTGCCGTTTACCCATGCTGTCTGCCCTGCCAGTATATGCTGTGCCTGTGCTGTTGCGCCGGTCTGGGATGCAAGGCTGTTAGCTGTTATCTTACCGCTTCCATTATGGTATCCTGCTGGTATTGTATATGAACCCCCGCAGTTTAATGATGCAGTTTTTGCACCCTGGTCTGGCATTGTCCCTGTTATTTTCTTTCCGCCTGCATATGCTGTTTTGCCTGTAAGGATATGTCCTGTCCCAGCGGTGGCATCACTGGATATTTTCTTTATGTTTGCCGCCATAGTGCTGTATGCAGCACTGCTGGCTGTAGCCTGGTTCATGGCAGTGATGGCAGCGGCTACGGCTGTCTTGCCATCACTGGCAGATTTTTTTGTTTCTGAAATTTCTTTATAAATGTCATGTGCAAGCGTCCCCTCAATGTCCCTGTTTGCCTGCCTTGCATCCAGTGCACTCCCTTTTTCTGTTGTTTCTTTGTTATCTGCTATATGTATTGTTTCTTTGTGCCCTGCTTTATACCAGCCCATCACTTACCACCGCCTTTACATATACATCCCTGTCCTCCTGTGCTTCAAATGTTACTGTTATGCTGTCACCATCTGCAGTTATATTTTCATAATTTAAGTCTGATACACTCAGTTCCAGGCCTATACTGCTGTTTTCGCATATTACGCCTGGTTCAAAGTTAAACATAACGCTTGTCTGCCCTGCTTCAAGCATTTCTATTTTTTCACTTTTGCATATGGCGTTTTTCAGGCACTGGTCATTTTCCAGGAGTTTTTCAAAACGCGGATTAAATTCTTCATAACTTCCTGGTGTTTCCTTTGTCATTTCTTCTATTGTCTGTCTGAACATTGGACTGTCTGGAACTACTATATCTGCCATACCCACTATCCTCCTTACATTGTATCATTTATTTTAAAGGTAAATGCAAAATCGCCATCTTTGCCTTTGCTTTTGAAATTTTTAATTGTAAGCAGGTCGCCATCAGCATCAACAAGAGCCAGTTCACTTATATTCTCACCTTCTAACTCATCTTCATCCAGAAGGCATGTATATCTTACCTGTGTATCGCTTACAACTTCAATGCTGCTTATATCTTTGCGGTAAAGTTCGTTATTTAGTTCCTGCTGCCCTGTTTCTGGCTCAAGCACCCCGCCATCACTGTTTACCCCGCCAGAGCCAAATGCCATCTGCTTTATTGGAGGAAGTTCAAGTTTTCCTGCCCTTGCAAGCAGCATCTTCTTTTTTGCTGTTATAGTAGTTATCGCTTTCTGTGCCAATTTAAAGTACCTCCCTTGTTTTTTTTGCATTAAGTTTCCTGCTGCCGTCCAGCTTTACAGAACCATCCAGATACCACAGGTTTCTCTCCGCATTTAATGATATATCTGTAAACTCTTCATATATTTCTGTAAATATTTCTAATACTATGCCTGTTTCCTGTTGCAAATTTTCTTGTGTATCTGTCTGTATATCTGTTTCAAATATTAAACTTTTCTGGCTCTCTTTTATCCTGGATATGGTATACATTTCATATAACAGGTTTTCTACGCTGAAATTTTCCATGGTATTTTGTACAGTTTCCATTCTAAAAGCTGCTTTCTCTTCCCATACAGACCCCTGTGTATCTGTATGTATATCTGTTTCAAATACTGCACCTTCATACTTTTCTTTTATCCTGGATATGGTCTGCATTTCATATAACAGGCTTTCTATGCCAAAACTTTCCATAGCATTCTGCCTGGTTTCCATTTCAAGGGCTGCTTTCTGTTCCCACAGCACAGCATCAAGTTTCCTGCTGCCGTCCAGCTTTACAGAACCGTCCAGATACCAGGCGGCTTTCCACCATCTTACTGTAGTTTCCATTTCAAGGCTTTTGTACGTTTCATTAAACCCTGTAACAGTTTCATATTCCAAAGCAAAAATTATATATACCTGCAAGGGGAGAAAACTGTCCAGTATGCCATAAATTACCCCTGTGCCTGTTACGTCTTCACCTAAGTCTACAAACATTTCTGTAGCATTGTAATCACATAACAGCTTTATATTGCCAGGGTATGCCGAAAGCATGAACATTAATTCAAGAAGGGTCATTTTGCACTTGTTTGCCACCGCAAGGACATGCATTTTCCTTTCTTCAAGTGTCATGCCTGAATCTGGTGTTATTCCCGAAAGTTTTTCAAACCTTTCAATGCCATACCCGTCCGCAGTTGAAATAAACATATTTTTTAAAACACTGTCTTCTGCTGCTGCAAGCTTTGAAAATTCCCTGTCTTCTGCTGCTGCAATCTGCTGTATTTCCTTTATCTGGCTTACCACAGGCGGGTAATAATTTATTATCTGCATGTCATTGCACCCCTTACTGGTACTGCACACTGCCCGAGCATAAGGTTTTCTGTTTTCCCATTCAGTGCTGTGTCCTGTACATCCACTATCCCTTCAACATCCGCTATTGCCTGGTTTATTTTAAGCACCCTCACAATGCAGTCTGCATCTTCCCATTTTTTAGCAAGTCCCAGAAAATAAGCATCTATTTTCTCCTGTATGGATGGCAGCAGGTTTTCCAGTGTATATCCTGTATCTAATGTTATCCCTGTTTCTATGTCTACTGTTTCTGATGCACATGGGTAAACATCAACAACATGGAATATTGGTGCTTCCCCTTCACCTTCCCCCTGCCTGCCAGAAGGGTCTATAATTTCCTGCACATCTGACACAAGCGCGCTGCTTGGTGTTTTATATGTGTTGTCAAGAAAATATATTTTTATCCTTCTTACATTCTGTGAGACGCGGTACAACCTGCACGCACCCACACCATCTATGTTATGCATAAGTGTTTTGTACTGTGCGCGGTTGCCGCCAAATGCCAGTGACGAAGATACTATGGAAAGATAACGTTCCCTGAACACTTCTGTTTCTTCTTCGTCACGTGCAGGGATTAAAAGGCTTATTAGTTCCCCATTTTCAAAGCCATCAATGTATTCAGCAGGCGAAAGCCCTTCCTGTTTTACATTTCCTTTTGTGCCAGCCTGTTCACACATAAGTTTATATGTGTCTGTTTCTGTCTGTCCTGTACAGATATATGTAAGTTCACCTGCCAGGAAACGGGCATCTTTTTCTATGTTTATGTTAAAAACAGCCTCCCATACGGCATTGGTTGCTGTAAGCGGCATTATGCCTTTTTCCTTTGCCCTTAATATTAAGTGTTCCCTGTCTGCCGTTTCTGCATAGCCGTTCTGGTCTATAAGCCCCAGTTCTATATATGCTTTTTCAAATTCTGCTGCTGCGCCTCTGAACGAATGGTCAATAAGCGTCCCTTCCCTTGTATCTGTACCGCTTCCTGATGCGGTTTTAAGGTCAGATATTATGTTTTCCTGTGTTTTATCATCATACAGCATTTAATCCCCCTTACCCTGGTCTTGCCACTGCCAGGCTGTTAAACTCTATGCTTCCATACAATGTTTCTGCTGTAAATGATATGGATGCTGTGTCTTTTTCAATATTTACGCAGAAATCTGATATGCTTTCTATGTTTTCATTTACAAGGAGGCAGTCTTCCGTCATGTGGAACGCTTCTGCCTCTAAATACTCTTCTGTATATGTCTGCTTTGCCAGTTCTTCAAATTCGCTGCCATAGTCCCAGGTGTATATATAATGCCTGTAGCGTGGCGTCTGCAATGTAAGCCATATCCATACCTTTACAGCTTCCAGCCCTTCAACAACCTGCCCTGTGAGCTGTCCTGTTGAAAAATCAATGCCATATTCTTTTGGTGTTTCTTTTTCTTCCCCCAGCTCTTCCAAATTTTCTTCATCTTCTATGTATGCAGGAAAAAACAGGCTCATAATCCCACCAGCCTTCCAAGTATGATATATTTTTCATCATCCAGGCGGCAGACCGCTACTGTATCGCCTTCTTTTAATGGTTCTATATATGTACTTTTATCTTTTAACGGAGGGCTGTCCCCGTCTACTGCATAATGGTAGCCAGTTTTTAAATGTTCCACCACAAGAAGGTCATCACCAGAAAGAAGGAGTTCCCCTGCCAGGCAGCTTGTGGCATCTTTCATTATGCCATGCTGTATTGGCGGAGGGTTGTCTTTTTTCCCTTCTTTCCGCATTATACCAAGCAGTTCAGAATATGCGTTCAATTATGCGCCACCTTCTCTCCCTTATTTTTCTTGTCTTTTTTGTCCTCTTTGTCTTTTTTTGTTTTTTTAGTCTTTTCTTCTTCGTACTCTTTGCTGTCCATTATATTTTTAAAGCTTAGTTCCAGGCTCATTGTATGTATGCCGTTCTCCCAGGTATGTGTATCATTTTCTATCCAGAAAAGCCCGTTTAAACCAGTTGTTTAATCGCGGATTTTAACCCCGTTCCCGGCTATACAGTCCAGGTCACCGTTTATGCCCTCAACATTTATTTTCTTTTCAATGCCATTAAGCAGGCTTTTAGCCGCTGTGGCTGCATTTACGCCATCTTCTTTTTTATAGGTTTCCTGGTAAATACCATATTTTTCTATATGTTTTTCATTTTTAACTACACCAGCCTGCTTGTTTTTATCATTGTAAATTTTTACAATATTTACCATGTTTTCTATGGTTTCTTCGTAGCTGGCATTTGTTATGTTATAACCTTCCTGTAAAACAAAGTCCTTTACCTTTTCACCTTTTATTTGCACAGAAAGTTTAGTGCCATCCATGCGGCATATATATTTTTTGCCTGTCTGTTTTGCTGCTTTGGTATAAGCCTTCATTATAATGTCATAAAAAGTATCACCATCAAATATCATTTTCTTTAATAGTACTTTTGTGGCTGTTATGTTGCCTGTCTTTATGCC